TTTCTCTTTTTCATATTTTACAAATTTATAGATACTAAACCCTATCGCTAAACCTAAAGAGATAAATGTTAATAATTCATTCACTTGACTTAACGATATGCCTATTGCAGTTCCGTTAGCTAATCCTACCTGTAATGTGTCTTGTATTTCTTTCATTTGTATTATTATTTGACTTACCCTTTAAGTAAGATTTTAATTTAGTTTTATTTGTTTCTTTAATTTTATATCTTCTCTTCATCTTATATGTCAGGAGTTAAGAAGTTTCTTAATGTTAATTCAGCACCCTGCTGGTTAGGTCTTTCAAGATTCATATTTGAATAGTAAGCATTTCTATCAGGAGATACATCTGCACCTGAATTTGTTGAGTATTCAGGGAAGCTACTTAGGTTATTTGTAACATATTCAATCATTCGTTCCATATAATATTCTCCTGTGTTCTTCACTTCTTCTCTTAGATGTTGTGATTCTTCTGTGCTTAAAGCAACTCCTGTTTCTGATGTCTTAGAATATATATTACCATTTTCAACTTTGAAACGCAAAAAAGGTATTGCGTGATAAAAAGCGAAGTTAGGAAGCATATCCCCAATATAAGTATCTACTAAAGTTTTATAAGCACCTGCTAAAGTTCCTCCTATTATTTCGTTTTTAAGTTTCTGTGTTAAGTCAGTTCCAAGTTTAGTTTCAACATACAGTTTTTGTGCCTGTCTTACAAATGGTAATAGAAACTCTACATCAACATTCATAGTGATTGCTGTACTTGACTTTAACTTATCTTCCGATATAAATAATACGTATGCCATTTTATCTAGGTTTTAAATATCCGTGGTTCTTCATTCTTTTTGGTGGTTTTGCTACAAGATTATCATTCTTTTCAGCAGTAAATCCTTCGGATCTTGCTTTAGTATAACCAATTATTTTTTCATCAATTATATTGTCAGGATAACGAACATAATCATCATCACTAGGTGGTGCTTTGTAGATTCTACGCAACCAAAAATGCTGACATTCAGGACCCCCTTTCCATTTCCATATTGAATAAGTTGCTGCACCTCTAGGTCCAAATCCTGGATTTACTCTCATACTCCCCATTTTCACAATATCTTCTTTTCGGTATATTTTTTTAGCTGATTCCATTAACCTACAAAACTGTCTGCTTGTTCCTGATTTATTTACTAAAAAATTATCTTCAGTATAAACATATCTAACTTTATAAAATGATGTTCCTTTTTTATTCAACCCATCTTGTTTGCTTCTGTAATTAGGATTTGCCCTTCCTGTGTTTGCCAACTCTAATTTTTCATTTGCAATTTCATTTATAGTTTCTTCAAAATCAAATTCTTGGTGTTCTCCGTCCACGACTTCTTCTTCTACTAATTCCCAATCTTCAGGTATATCTTCTAACGTGTCTAGGTATGCTTCTAATTCTGTTTTGTCGCTTGAAAAATCTTCACGTATTTCTACTTCTTCATTTAATGGTGGTAATCCTAATTCACTTCTTATTTCGTCTTGTTCCATAACGCCTTTCAGATCTTCACTTGTAAATTCTAAAGTAATTGGTTTAAGTTGAATAAAGCTAATTGGCATATCCATATTGTTTACTCTAAATAACTTTCTGAGGACTTTAATAATTTGGTCCTGATATGGTTTTACTACTGTATTAAGGTAATAATTCGCAGCACTGTTTAATTCATCAACATTTGAACCAAGACCTGTATCGTTTTTAATTCCCATAAGCATAGGAGACGTAACTCTATGTGCCGTCAAAATGTTCTGCACAAGTAGTTCCTGAAGTGCTAAGTATTGTTTATCTAAATCTGAAGGACTTATTGGTGTTATTTCAGGTGTTCTTGTTTTATCGTCTGAGAACGTAAGAATAAATTTACCTGCGTTTTCACTTCCTGTGAATTTTTGAGCAATGCTTTGTTCTACTTGGAATCTCTCCTCTTGCGTAGGGACCCCGTTAGCGAAGGCGAATACGTATGATCCTGAGAAGCCGTTAGTGATATTATTTAAGTGGAACTCCGACACTTTTTGATCTATTAAACTCCAAGAATTTCCTGCTAAGTAATCAGGGGTGTAGTAAGCGTTCATATTAGGACTATACAGACCTGTATAAAGTATCTGACTAGGATTTGTTCTGTCGTTAGGATTAAATGCAGCTACTCTATAAGGTTTATTCATTCTGGTATTTGACCAATCACCTGAAACATAATATCCTCTAACCTTACCCATTTCATCAGGTCGTTCTACTCTAATCTTCTCAACAGGGATATGATAGATTTCAGCTATTCCTTGCGACCTGTCCCTAGCCCAAACTATGTTAAGAGCGAAACTTCCTTGTAGCTTAAAGTCAAATGCTACTTTTTTCACTACTTCGTGCAAACTTTCATTACTATTAGCGTCAGCCATAAACTGCTTCAACTTAACTATTGCGTCTAAGTTTCTTTCATCTTCATCATCAATTACTAAATCTTCTCCTGCAATTAGTTCGCTTGTCGCATTTATAATAGCTGCGTTGGTGCTAGAGTTATAATACAAATCAATAAGAAACTGTGGAAAGAGGTTCTTCCAATTTTGTGTACCATATTCAATGAAATCTTTACCCCTAACTTCTTGTACTTGTGGTGCAGTTTCTGTTCCTAAATTAACACTTAATATTTGTTCTTTCATAATTAATCTTGTTCAGCCCAACTAGGACTATTTAATATTTCCATAATTGCTTCATAATTATAGGTTGTTTTACCCTCTAAGAAGCTAGGTGTTTCACCTTTAAATTTAAGAAGTGCTTGGTTATTATCCAAGGAATATCTTAATGTATCTTCTGAAGTTTCTAACACTTGTGAAAAGTTTATGCTCGACACTTCTTCTGCTAATATTAATACATATTTCATATCTTATCCTGTTTTATATGGTACGTCAGTAGACCACGTTGGTGAATTAACCAACCCCCCTTCATTTCCTTTACCTGAACTGTCTGCTGCCGTAGCACCACTACCTTCTTCAAATTTCCAATAACCAACAAGTCCTGTTGATCCTGTTAAATTTATTGGTTCTCTTTTCGCTATCCATAACTCTCCAATAGGAACTACTCTTGTAAATACTGCCACTTCAGTTATATTACCATTAAAGAATCCTGCGTCTTGTGTGCTTTGTGCAACAGAAGCTAATCCAATAGAACCTGCCCAAGTTCCAAGACCTGTCACAGTATCTTTTAAAGTGCCATCTAAATATAGTTTTAATTCATCTGCTGGTGTGTCCCAAGTAGCTACAATATTATGCCATTTGCCGTCATTCTCAATAGCGTCAGTAAACGAAGCTACTTTTGCCGATCCCCCTGCTTTATATGTTGCCCTTCCTTCATTTGAAAATGCGTGATAAAATATATTGATTAGGTTACTAGCATCTACTCTCATATGAAACATATGTCCTGAAGCACTTGTTGTATTTATTTTTACCCACAAAGATACAGTACCTGCGTCTACATTTACATCACCACCAACATCATCAACATTAACACTTTCATCACTACCATTAAAGGCAAGTGAATACGTGTTTACAGACGTTTTCCCGAGTCCTGAAATACTATTACCTAATTTTAGTGCTAACATATCTTATGTGGTTACTCCTTCGTGATAACCTATTCCAATTCCTGAAGTCAAAGTAATTGCCGTCACATTCATAAATAATGTTGTTCCTGCTGGTAAGGTCGTTACTAAAGCTGATTCACCTGTTGCGTCTGCAACTGTGATCGCTGAAACTACTGATGTCACAGGAAAGTAAACTGCATACCAATCTTTACTTGTCTGTGCTACCGTTGTAAATATTTCTGTATCTCCATTTTTACCTAATTGTTCTACTAAGAGTTGTTGTACGTTTTCTATCGCCATAATTTTTTATTTTTATTGTCCGTAATATATATAATTTGTTCCTGCTGGTTCAGGATGTTGATTGTATTGTACTTGTTCTTCGCCACTTGGTTCAGCCATATATAGCTTCCCCTGCCCTACTAATCCCTTAACAACTCCATTTGCATTTGCAACAGGTAATACAGTAGTTTCAGTAGCAGGTGCAGTAAGTGTTGTCAAAGTTAATGTACCAATCCAACTAACTTCATAAATTTCATAATACCAATATCCATTAGGTATAAAATTCACTTCAGAAGTTAAATAGTTTTCATTTGCCGTACTACTGTGAACAAAAGTCATAGTAGTATATCTATCATAAATTCCTAATTTTGTAGGATAAGCATAAACAACCCTCTTGTCCATATCGTTAGTGAACTTAACTAGATACTGAATATGTGCAGTAGTAACTGAAGTATCAATACGCCTATCTTCTGTTGAAACTTTCCAAGTGTATTCACCTCCTGTTGCTAATGCTTTATATATTCCCTGAAACATATTATATAATAGAAAAAGTTTGTTTTTATTTGTTTATACAAAAGAAAAGAGGGACTAAACGCCCCTCTAATCAAGAAAATATGAAAACACTAATTAGTTTAAAGTTTATGATATTGTGATTGAAACATTGGTAAAGTCGCCATTGTCAAATGGGTTTGTAGTATAATCTGCTACTGTTGCCATAAAACCTTCTTCCATTCCATCAAAAGTCCAACTGTATCCGTTGTGATCTGCAAAAGCAGCACCTGAAACATCAGTACCTGAATTTAATCTCATTCCGTTTCTAAGCCCCATTCCAAGTATTACATTTTTACCATTTGAATTAAGTTGATTTAATTCAGCAAATATAATTAATTTAGTCGTTGCTAAAAGTTTTACTTGGTTTTGGTCTGCCGTTGTTAATTGATTCAATTTTATTGTAATAGAAGGTGTTGTATAAATAGTTCCTGCTTCTGTACTACCAACGATAGTTTCTGTTACACTTGATTCACCTCTTGGTAAAGCATAACGGTACAACCCTGTTCCTGCACCCATTTCAATATCTGTAATACTACCACCTGACTCTACAACTCCTGTTCCGTAAACTTCACCTGTTGCCGAAGCAGTAAAGTCATCATAAACTCCAAAATAAACATACTTCACTCCCCCTGCAATTCTATCACAGGTTAAGCCCCTTCCTTTGGTTAAATTCGTACAAGCCATTTTATTTTGTTTTAAAAGTTAAAGAAGCAAGAGCCGAAGCCCTTGCATCTCTTAATTAAGTTTATTATGATACTCTTACAATATCAGCACCTACTCCTGTTTGAACTGCTGCAGAATAACGACATACTACTCTTAAATTGTCCGATCCATCCAAAGCAGACATATCGAGTAATTGAATACGAGTAGCGTCGCTTAAAAGGTCAGTTCCAAAGAACAGATTTGACTTCTGTGCGATTACTAATTCATCGTTACCCATTCCGTTACACATAGCTATTTTGTAGCCTTGGAATAATGGTTTATAATCTCCATTCATATTATAAGCGTTTACATATCCTAATGTAGATACTGCACTAATGTACATTTGATATGAAGTTGGTGACATATAAATATGAAGATCTTCTTTTCCATATAAAGCATCTGATACGCTATCAGTTCCTGCTTGTAAGTTAGCAATAATATTTGCTGCTGTAAATGGAGAAGCTGAAGCTGCTGTTTGAACTACCGTTGCATCTACACCTGGTAATAAAAGTCCAACTGCACCTGTTACCATTCCTGTAAACTCACCTGAGTTCGCAGTGTTTCCTGTCCATATACATTTTTCAGTATTTGAAGCAATAATCTCACCTATATAAGAAATTACATAGTCCTCAAATGAAGCTGAAGGGTTACCTCCTGCTCCTGCTCTCATTTCAAGAGCCTCCCAAGAAGATAAAAGATTTTTCTTGCAAATATCAAGATTTACTTGAACCAATTTAGGTTCGATTGTTTTTTCTGTTAAAGCTAGAGTAGTTCCTGCATTTTCTGTGAAATCACAAGTCGCATCGTGAACCATTGAAGTTCCTTCTATTCTAGTTATGTTAGATTTATACTTGACGTTTTCCATCATAGTGAAATAATCTAACGAATTAACTTGCTGAAGTGCTGCACTTATATAAAATCCTGCACTTTTGCCGTTAAAATTTGGTTGTGTTACTGTTGGTAATGGCATCTTTTTCCTTTTTTAGTTTATAATTTAATTTTTTATTGATACGTCATACAAGAATCGTTCTCGTCTTGACATTTTACTTAACTGCGCTTTTGATAATACACTATTAGTGCTAAATTTATTTGTATCTAGTGGTGCAGCAGCAGGTGATTCTGCAAGTTCTGCTTTAAGTTTTTCATTCTCAGCCTTTAATTCTTCAACTGAAAATTCAACCACTTCTGTTGTCTTAGTAGTTTTTGATCTTGGATTCTTAGAAGGTTCTATTACTTCTTCTGTCATTTCTTCTACATCTCCTGTTTCTCCTATTTCTTTTTTAAGATCACTAACCGCGTCCTCTAGATTTTTAATTCTTTTCTCCATACCTTCCCAATCATCTACTGCTGCTTCGTCATCATCTTCACCTCTATCTTCACCTAATTCTTCTGCTGCTTCAACTTCTTCTTTTGGAGTTTCTTCTTCTTCAGTTTCAGATTCGATAACTTCAGCTACTATACCTTCTTCTTCAACTCTAAAGCTAACGCCTGTGTCTAATTTATAAGTTCCAACAGGTAATAATATTGTAGTGCCATCTTCTGTAAGGACAGATACATCTACACCTGCTTCTAATTCTTCGGCAGTTGATACTATAATAGTGCCATCTTCTGTTTTAGCTTGAAAGGCTAATTGCACTTCTTCTTCTTCTAGACCAAGTGCTATTTTAATTTGCTTTTTTAAATCCATAGTTTTCGCTTTTTTAATATAATAGAATTGTTAATTGTTTGTTTGATTTTTAATATTTCTTTCTTTTCTTTTTCTTCTTCCCTAATATTATTTCTTTTAATGCTTCGAGTATTTCCTCGTTTGTTGGTTGTGTTTCTGACATCTTTTGCATTTTGTCTATAAAGTAACCTTCTATGCTTAATCCGCGAAGTTCACCATCTTTTATTTTACTCCAAAGTTCATCATTCTCAATTTTCATTTTTACGAACCACGTTCCATTTGGTAAATCATAGCCGTATAGTTTTGACTTATCTTGGTCTCCTTCTTTCACCCAACTTTCAACTGTTAATACCCCTGCTACTCTTTCTGAATGTTCGTAAGTTGCCTTATGGTGATTGTTGTGCCTTAAATACAGTTCTGCTGCCTGTCGTACTGTGTCTTTACTAAAATAAACATAGTATTCACTATCCGTATTTGGATCATATCTGAATATTTGCTTGTTAGGTATTAGAGCAGGACTAACAAGCATTCTCTTATCTTCGTCTACTTTAGCAAAGGTCAGGTTATGTTTGTCTTTACCAAAGAATACAAAGTCCTGTTCTATCGCAGGTGCTGACACTAAACTAATAGCGTCAATAGCTAGCTCTTGATTATTATCTTCAATAATTAGTTCTACTATTTTAGTCGTTTTTAATTCTTCTGAATATGCTGCGTTAGCATTTTCACAATCCTGTAAGGTGTCGTATTGGCATTCGCCACGTTCACCCCATTTGTATTTTCCGTTTTCGCATTCTTTACAAGGCATAGTATATAATAGATTTAGTTAATTAATATTTGATTTTTAAATTGTTGCTCTACGTCTAATCATTGCTAATTTATCTTGATTATTAGTAATATCATCTGACACAACGTAAGCCCTCGCAACGTCTTGTTGTTGTCCACCATTTAAAGTAAAAGCACCTGACATCATTTCTGGTGCAGGTGTTTCGCCACTAGCACTTATTGAACCACCCCCTGCACTTGCATTGTTACTGTCTGTGGATAGTATTGTTCTAATAGCATTCATTCCCATAACGCCTGTTGCTACTGCCTGTGCAACATTCCAAGGTGCAGGTACGTTTGCCATCGCATTCATTATTGCTTGTTGAGTATTATAGATTGTTTTTGCTACTGCAACTGATTTTGCAAGACCTTCACTTTCACCAGCTATTGATTCAGCAGCGTCAAACCCCATTTGAATAGTTTTTAATTTTGCTTCTTCAGCTTTCTTTGTAGTAGCTTTTTCTTTTTCTAACAACTTCATCGTTCTTTCATACCAGGCGTCAGCCATTTTAATTTGTTGGTCTAATGCGTCTTGAGCTGCTTTTTCTCGTGCTGCTTTTTCATCTTCAATTTGTTGCATTCGTAGGCCGTGAGCTTCTTTTCTTTTTGCTTCAGTCTCAGCTTCAATTTGATTGATTTTGTTGTTTAATTCAATTTGCTTGGTAAAACTTTCTCCCTTAATATTTGCAAGATTTATTTCAAGTTCAGCTAATGCGTCTAAATCTTCTGCCATCGCATTGCTACTTTTCATTTGTCGTTTTTGAATACGTATAGCTTCTTCAGCATTTTTAACTCTTTTATCTAACAATTCCTTCTCTATGTTAAACGCCTTTCGTGATGCTTCTAATCTTTCAACTTCTGTTTTAGTAACATCTTCTGCAATTAATTTTAGTTTCTCAATTTCCGTTCTTCTTTGTGCAGTTTCTACGTTTAATTCTCTTTCACTATCTCTTAACCCCTGAAGTGCTTTTTTTAATACTATTGCAGCCGTTGTGTCTGCTATTATTTCTTTTCCTATCCCTTTAAACGTATTCCAAACATCTTTTCCTGCACCTTTAAAATCACCCTCAAATACTTTAACAATAGCACTACCAAACTTTGCAACCCTGTCTATGATAACACTAACGGCAGCACCCACTCCTGCAAATATTCTTTCTAACGCTTCAGCACCTACTTTGGTTTTTGTGAACCAAGCAACCAAAGAACCAACTGCAACTAACAACGCACCAATACCTGTGCTCATAATTCCTGCCCTAATTGTTGCGAATGATTTTTTTGCTACTCCTGTAAATGTTCCGAATCCCTGTTTAACATCTTCCAAAGAAATCCCCATTATCCTAAATTCACTAGCTAATTGTTCTGCGTCTTTAGTTACTTCGCCAATATTTGATTTTACTTCTGCTTCTAATACTACTTTATCTTTAGCCATAATTAAAATGTGGTTGTTGAAATTACTTCGTGTAATGTTACCGAAGCACTCCATAAGTTATGTACATTATTTCTGTCTTGGACATTAACAGATATTGATTTTAGATCACTTGTTGAAGTGTCAGCCATTATGCAAGTTCCGTTCTGTCCTATTTTTGCTATATTTCTTGAAAACCCTACTACAAAAGACATTGTATAGCTATTGTCTATTTTTACTGCACCCCTAATATTCCTATAAGAGTAATTCCCTGCCGTTCCTGAAGAACCACCTAATTCAAGTCGTGTAATGTAAATATCGTAACCAATTATACTATTGTTTTTTACATTAATATAGCTTGATCCATCACCTTGAACAGTTAAATTAGTAGCTGTATTATCTATTGTAACTCCTGAAAGTTCTATTGTTGATGTTTGCCTTCTACTACTAAATGTTGCTGCGTCTGTACTATCTGATAAAGATGTTGTACCACCTGCAATAGCCACTTCAGATTGTCTAGTTATTTTACCTAATGAACCACCTAAGATAGATGAATTGTCAAATGTCCTTTCTATTTCGTGTCCGTTCCCTATTATTAAGGTGTTGTTATTAAATCCTTTTGTTCTATTATTATTTCCTATAATTAGAGAATTTTCTGTTGCCTTTTCTGTTATGTTTTGTGTACCTCTTTTGATGTTTGTAATATTGCTAAATGATTGTGGCATTTGAGGAACAGGTGTGTATGCTCGACAAGTTCCTGTTGCTACGTCAAAGGTGTATCCATATGCTTCACAAGTAGGTTGATTAGCCATTAATCCCGTGTTAGTCCCATCTGTAAATAATACTGTACCATTTGGTGCAATTTCATAAGGTTTAATAGCAAACCCATTTCTATAATCTATGTCTTGTCTTGTAGGCATTATGTAATAAGGATAAATTCAACAGTTGATAATTCGTTGGGATTGTAATCAATTCTATTTACTCTAAACACTCTATTTTTAATCATTACCTTATCACTAAATTTAAAGGTGTTAATATCACTTGCATTTAGATTAACTTTTATGGTCATCATTCTAGTATTAGGATTGTATAATTCATTAATATAAGGTGCATAATAATCGTGGTATAAATTATTTACAGGTGCTATACCTATTGGTGGTATTAAAGCACATTCCCCAAAATTAAAATCTAATGTACTATTAGGAACAGTAGGTATTTCTGAGAGGTGACTAAATTGCAAAAACTTGTCTGCATTTTCGCTAGTTACACCATTCTGAACAGGCATATAATAAGTGTAGCCATAAGGTTGTATATCTACAACACCATCATTACAAAGTATTCTAGGCATATTATCAAATCCTGAAAATTGACTATTGTCTGCATTTGAAGAATAAATAACAGGTACAATAAATTCTGGCCATAAATCACTTAATGGTTTTGAGATAGTTGCTGCAAAAGGTTCTGCCACAATTTCTTGACTTTCGGCTAAGTTTATTGTTAATCCTGCAACATTGTTCAAAAGCATACTGTTTCCTTCTAATGTTTTTGATCCATACAGTTTCTTGGTTGCGTGTTTATAAACTCTAAAGGCATAATCACTACTATCTTCAGCATATTTTAAAATAATATTTTTTGTTAATGGTAATGGTTTTAAATCAATATCATCAATATCAATCTTGTTTGTCCAATCGTGTTGAATGCTTCTAGCTGCTAAAGTTGTTCCATTTGGATTGTCAATAAACACATCTGAATAAGGTTCAATCAATATGTTGTTAGGATTCTCAGGTTGTGGGATTGTTATCAAATTAAACATTGTCATTATCCCTTTTAAAAATGTCCATTGATTTGTTGAACCTCTTGATGTTTGTAATAATTCTGCCGAACCTGTTGCTACAACACTAACAGTAGCTTCTACTGTG